TACAAACCTACAAGAACAGGGCAGAAAACTAATCATAGTATTGGCTGGGGTATCAGTATGAACATAACGGTACCACTCGATAAACGTCATAATGAGGGCTGCTTAAAGGCTGCTAATACACAGAATGAATTAAATAAACAGATATTAGCTAATAAAAGATTAGATTTTGAGATGGCAAGATTAAAGCATTGTGCAGAGCAAAAACGCTTAGGCGTAACCTTTCATCCTTCAAGTCCAGCTGCCCAAATTTGTGCAGATATTGTAGTTGCAAATCCTCATGGGGTTATTCCTAATCATCAGCACGAGATTCCGAAATAAGTTTCTTTTTTCTTTTTAATCCTTTAAATCTTTCTCTATCTTTTTTTCCAAAAAAACCTTTAATTTTCTTAGATAATTGCTTTATTAATGGTTTTATTAACCTTAATAACAAGGGTGTTGCTGCTGCCGAAGCCGTTGCTACTACAGCAATTGCTGCTGTTGTACTAATTTGAGATGTAGTTGGTAAATATTTATCAGTTGCAGTAGTTGGTTCATATAGAACTATACAAGTTTTTTTATCAGCACTAAGTTCATGACCTATAACTTTCTCTTCTCCATTACGTGTAAAATCTCCAACTCTTGGTTGATTTGGAGCAGGACATTCAACTTCTTTTTGTGGTGGAGGAAGATTATCTAAATTAGGTTGAGGAGTTTCTAATTCGGGAGCAGGAGTTACTGTAGGTGCAGCTACATCTTCTACGAAAACTAAATCTTCAGGAACATAATCCATAGGGAAAAAATATGGCACAGTTCCATCACATAAAGTTCTATTCCCTCTATCATCTTCAGTTACTAATTTTATTGATTTTTCATTAGCAGGATTAAATACAACACAACCTGGCACTTGGATTATGGGATTACCAATAGTTAAAGTTACAGGAGGACTAAAAGGTATAGATTGTATAGGCGTATGAATATAACTATTTATTGGAATTATCTCTAATTTATTTATATTTATTTGATTTATTTCAGACAATTTTAGAATGGTTTCATAGGTGCAGTGCCTTTAGGAATTACATCACCAGTCATATCAGGTATTGGTAATGCATCTTCTATAGCATCTCCTAAGCCTCCTGTAACCGACTCTAACGCCTTCTCTTTCACATGATTGATAATTGCATCTTTATTTAAATAAACACCTAATCCAGCTCCTACAACGGTTAATGACACTACACCCGAAGCAACAGCTATTGCATTAAAAATTTTCTGCATTTTTTTAAAAAAAATCTCTTATTTTTATTTTACTCTAAAATTAAAAACTAACCAGTCTAGTCAGCAGGAATAGGGGTATTTCCTTCAGCTACCCAGGCAAGATATTCTAAGTAGTCGATGTTTCCTTCATCTTTAGGAATAGCTGCATTATCAGCTATTCTAATAATTACGTTGTCCTCTGATGTTATTCCTGTAATCCCATCAGTTTTGTTTCTTAATTTGTAAGTCATAATTCAGCAGAAGCAGAAGCAATTTTAGCAGCAATAGGTTTAGCAGAACCCGTATCCCAGTTACCACTACTTTTTTGCACTTTTCCTATTCCATGTTTACCAATATCCCCTGCTGCAGCTGCTATACCATGTGCTGCTCCATGTTGCGTTACCACTCCAGCATTGTTACCAGCGTTATCACCCAAGACTACAGTAGGGGCTGCTCTCATAATCACTGGAAATTGCACACCCCCATAAGCTGCATCCTGATCGGCATTATCAGCTATAAAAATTCCAGCAATAGTATCAGTGGCTCCATAAAAATACCTACAACATAAAGAAAGCTCTTGACCGAATGACCTATGCTCAAAATCTGTTGCCACGCTGCCTACTTCAAATTGAACTCCTGTAATTTCAAATGTCGCATCATTTGTTGTGTACCAAGTTGATGTCTGATCAGGTGTTCTAACACTACCATTAAAAGCTGCCCATGTATCTAAACTCATACTTCCAGTTTTAGTTGTTCCACGAAATATATTCCATTCAATAAGTAAACCAACACTATTATCATTATCAAAAGTTAAATTACTATTTCCAGGTATTGCTTTTGTAACTTTAGTCCAAGTATCAGCGGATAAACTTCCTGTCTCAAGAGCAAATCCTTGTTCTGTACCATCTCTTGATCTTAAAGCAACAAAAAAGTTTTGTGCGACACTTGATTTGACCCAAAAAGATAGAGTAACAAAACTAGATGCTGATGTATAGTTCCAACCACTATTTGCCAAATCTTGTCCTTCAATTGAGTAATTAATACATACACGATCTCCAGTACCAGCACCACTTGTCTGATTACCATTTGTCATTCTAAAGGCTTTTCTAAACCCTAAAGTATAAGGTGTAGTTCCACTTGCAACATCAACTTGAGATTGAGTTGGTGCTTCATCGTTGCCTGAGTTATTTGATTTAAACCTATCACAACTTCCATAACCTTCTGCAACTGTTGATGACGTACCACGTTGAGCCACTTGCATAGCTCCGTTAATTATTAAATTACGATTACTTAGGTTATTAGTAATATTGGCAGTACACGTTCCATCACTTGCTACTGTTATTGCATCTGACGATGCTGATACTCCTCTGATTCCTCCGACTTTTAATGTACTCATGGTTTTGGATTAGCGTCTTTTACTTCCTTAATAGAATTATAGAATGCACTGAACTTGGATTTCAAGTCTGTGTCAGCATCTATTGCATGCCAAAGTAAATCCAGTTGATCTCCTATGGCAGGATATGTTGTAGAACCATTAGTTGTTCTATCTGTTTTGTATTTAACAGCAGCAGCTTCTGCATCTAAAGTAACTCTTGCAGCGTCAATATCAGATTGAACAAGTGTTATCTGTGAGCCATCTGCCTTAAATGCACCTGTACCATCATCAATAGTTACAGCGTCAGGATATGCTTTTCTTATAGCGTTATGATCTAAATTAGCCATTATGCTGCTACCTCCTGTACTGTTATTGAAGATACACTTCTTACCCTGTTCACATTATCACTTGAATCATATAAATTCATATTTATTCTGGTTTCTGTGCCTTGAGGGTGCAATATTTGTATTTTATAAGTTGTTGCTGAAGTGGTCGCTGGACTATCTAAAAAATGAAACCCATAGTGTTGTTGTATATTTCCTATTGCTCCTCCTGAACCGCCCATACCAACAGTTCCTCTAGCTTTGTTGCCACTTGCATCACCCTTTGCAATTTCTGTAGAACCTCGAACAAGTTGTAATTTTGCACCAAAAAGATTAGAACTTCCTGTAACACCTCCCATTACATCAGCAATAATTAAAACTTTACTTGAGTTTGAACTTGGAGTTATAGTTACACTTAAACCTGTAATATCAACCAAACTTGAACTTGTTGTTGTAAAGGCATCAGTCTTAGTTGTAGAAACAACTTGAAGAATTCTTCCTCCTAATATATAATTTCCTGAATCTGGTAAAGTTAATACTCTTGTATTTGCACTAGAAGCTGGAGCCTTAATTTCAAAAGTACCTCCTCCAGAATCAGCTGTTAATTTAATACTACTCATGGTTTTGGATATTTAGCCTTTACAGCAGCAATATGATCTTTCCATGTTGTTGTTCCATTTACCATGTCCCAATATTGCATGTCTAATTGATCTCCAACTGATGCATAAATAGTATCTGTTGTTCCTGCAGCTCCTGTTCTTTGTTTTTGATAAAGTGATGACATATTAAAAAATCCTTTATTAATTTATTTTAGAAGAGCTAAACATTATGTATCTCCTATACGAATAAAATTAAAATTAGTTATTGGTGTGCTGGTTCCAGTTATATTAGAACCCCCACTAATAGAAGAAGCTGACCATTTTACTTTAACTTGACTGACATCTGTTACATCTAAAAAATACATACTTGTCGCACTTGTTTCTTTACTACCAGACCCATTTAAACCACCAACAGCATGTGTAACACCAGTGTAAGAACTATTATTTGTAGTTACATTTAATATGCAGTCAACATTATCTGAACCATCAATTTGAAATCTTATATTAAATATTATTATCCAAATTCCTGTAGTTGGAAAAGTAAAAATACCACTAGATTCTGACATACCAGATCCTAATGGGACAGCAGTGCCAGCACTAGTTGTTCTTGCAAAATTGCTAGTTATGTCACCATTACTTGAATGAGCCGAAGATAAATACCATTGATCAAAACCTGTAATTCCAGGGACAGTTGTTTTAGCTGCCGTTACTGCATTAGCAGCAAGCATATCAGTATCTACTATTCCGTCTGGTAAACCTCCTACCGAGACTCCTGTTACTGTTCCTGATCCATTAATTCCAATAGGCATAATTTAAACCACCGTATAGACTGAACCGCTAGGTATCGTGAGAGTCACGCCTGCGTTAATTGTAATCGGTCCAAAGCTACCAGCATTGCAGGTAGATCCAAATGAAGTTCCGATTGTGTAGTCAGTTGTTATTGTTGTTCCATTCTCAATTATCACCTTGTCAGACCCACCACCAGTTGCTCCAGATGGTGCATCAACATACGAGAGCACACCAGCACCATTTGTCGATAAGAGCTGTCCTGAAGATCCTGTTGCTGTTGGGAACTGAGCAACTTTAGTTCCATTAGCAACAATACCAATCTGTCCAGAACTTACTCTGAAGAATCCAGTGTCGGTGTCTGAAGAGAAAGTAATACTTGGAACTGAAACTGTTCCATCAGGAAATGTTCCACCTGCATTTAGATAATCTGCACCTGCAAAGATGACTCCAAAGAAAACTTCACCTGAAGCTGGAGCAGAACTAAAAACTATATTTGTTCCTGATAATTGAAATCCTGTGGATCCCGAAGAATCAGGTTCTTGAATTACACCACCGACAGATATTAATAACTGAGTTTCATATTTTGGAAATGGAGTAGGTGCAACTCCTCCTACTAGAAGAGAAAATGATGTAGTGCTTCCATTAAACGAACTTGAAATATCATCAATCGTTTTGTAATCAGTATTAGACCTTAAATTATTACCTATATACGGCATGATTACTGAAATCTTTTATATGCTTCTTCTATTTTACAGAGACTAATTTTTAAGAATTAGGACCTTTTGTTGAGGGCTGAGTCGGCCAAACAACATCAGCAGGAGTTTTATCTTTATAAGTCTGAGGAATATCTCTTATGTTTTGTCTATATGCAGCCCACTGAGCTTGATCTACAGTTGCACCAGTTGTCATTGTCCAATCAGTATCTATTAATATTCCATCTCTTTTTGCTCTGATATCATCCCAAGTTAAGCCATCAGCAGCTTCAGCTGTGTTTGTCTTTGCCCACTCAAGATATTTTTGATAGTCGGTGTTTTCTGTATCAATAGGAATAAATCTCTCATCTGCTGTTCTGATGCAACTTAAAGCTCCAGAAATAGGATGATTTACTAATTTATAAATAGGATTATCTGGAAATGCCATAATTAAAATTCTGCTGTAAATTTGTATTCTGTCGTGTGAGAGGTACTGTCATTACGACCTAAAGTAGCTGGTCGGAAATTACCTAAATCACTATCTAAGTTCAAATATATACTCATTCCATTTACATTTCCATCAGCAGCATTAAGACTAGCTATATCTACAGTGCTCCCACCATCAGAAACATTTCCACCATCTCCAACATTTGTAATAGTAGTTGTCGGTGTTGTTCTCATTCTTGTTTGAAATACTAATCCTATGGAATAAGCTTTACTTGAATTGTCAGGAATTACCCCAGTGCAAGGAGGATTTACATACTGTTGATAATATCTCTGACATAAAGAAAACTCCTTTGCAAATGACCTAAATTCAAAATCTGTTGCCACGCTGCCTACTTCTAATTGAACTCCCGTAATTTCAAATGTCGCATCATTTGTTGTATACCATGTTGAAGTTTGATCAGGAGTCCTTGTAGCATTATCTGCTGCTGCCCAAGCATTCAGAGGTCTTGTTCCAGTTTGATCTGTGCCTCTAAAAAGTTCCCATGTTATTTCTAATCCTTCTCCATTGTCATTATTAAAAGTTAAATTAGAATTACCAGGGATTGTTTTTGTAATCTTTGTCCAAGTATCAGCACTTAATGAACCTGTTTCAGTTACATACCTTTGTGATGTTCCATCATCATTTTTAAAAGTATTATAAAAATTCTGTGCAACACTAGATTTTACCCAATAAGAAAAAGTTATATAACTTGAACTAGAAAGATAATTCCAACCACTATTAGCAATATCTTGTGATTCAATTTTATATTCAACTACAATCCGATCAGCAGTACCTGCACCACTTGTTTGATTTCCATTAATTATTTTAAAACATCTTCTAAAACCTGAAGTGTAAGGTGTGGTTCCAGCAGCAACATCTACAGGAATCTGTGTTGGGGAATTATCTGTGCCACTAAAATCTAATCCAAATCTATCAACAGTTTTAATTCCAGTAAGGTTTTGACCACCTGTCGTTTGAGCATTCATTTGTTGTTGAACAGTCATTGCTCCGTTAATTATGATATTTTTATTCTCACCAATCTTATTGGTAACTGATGTACCTAGTCTTTCTAATCCAACTTGATTAAGAGCCATTTGTTATACCTCCTTAAGTTTGTTCTAGATAACTTACAGTTACATCTAAAGCACTTGCTGTACCAGCTCTCACTCTTAAAATATCATTAGCTTCCATAATTACTTTTGATCCGCTTATGAGTTCTAAAGAACTACCTGCTGGAACTGGAGCATTTCTTATTAGGTGAACATCATCACCAGCAGTAACAAGAAAAACATCAACTTGAGCACTTGCTCCTGTTGTATTTGAAACAAGGACACTAAGAAGAACAATGGTTGCACTTCCACCACATGTCACAACATTTGTATTAGTACTACTAACAGCGTCTGTTACGACGTTTGTTTTTGTGTCACTTTTGAAGGTATTTGCCATATCAGCCTAAAGCGAGAATTAACGCAAGTTGGTCAGTAAAGTCAGTGTTAGTTGCAGTCAATGTACCTGAAACAGTTACATTACCTGGAATTGTTACTGACCCGTTAGAATCTATTGTAAGACGGCTAACTCCTCCAGTTACTAAAGATATATTATCAGCAGAAGGACTAATTAATCCTGTATTAGGATCTCCTTGAAATTTAAGACTGCAATTAGTAATAGATCCTGCTGCTAAAGCAGAATTTGATCCATCTTGTCTTAGTAATGGAAATCCTCCGTTAGTTATCGCATCATGTATTACAACAGTTTTTATTGAGGTATCTACTGTGACTTCACCGTCAGCACCTTTAAATCCTGAGTGCTCTGCTGTTGTTCCTCTTCTAAATTGAACTTGAGTTGCCATAATACTATCCTAAAGCCACTGCTATTGCGGTAGCAAAACTTTCTGTACTTATTGTCCCATCAGTATTTGGAACAGTCATAGTTCGAGTTGTACTACCCGAAATTCCTGAACATTCAAATGCTAATTTTTTAGAAGCATCTGAATTATCTTTGACTCTGAAAACATTATCTGCAAACTCATTTACAGCACCTGCAGTAACCTGATTATCTACGTAAGCTGTTGTTGCTACCTTGGTTGAGTTATCACTTGCAGATTGTGTCGTCGCTGTAATGCCGTCAGCTAATGCTCCAGAGACTGTGTTGTTACCTAAAACAATAGTTTTATTTGTGAGAGTCTGTGATCCAGTAAGAGTTGCGACTGTTGCATCAATAGCTAAACTCACAGCTCCTGTAGTTCCTCCACCTGATAATCCAGTTCCTGCGGTAACAGCTGTGATATCACCTTGTGGTACACCAGCTATTTCGGTATCTACATATGCTTTGATTGACTGCTGAGTAGCTAAATGACTAGCGGAATCACTAGCCATATTATCTTCATCTTTAATCGAAGTACCTGATATAGTCGAATTTAAAACAGGACTTGTTAGTGTTTTATTTGTTAATGTTTCAGATCCTGTTGTAGAAACAAGAGTTGCATCTGTAACGGCAGTATTGAATTGAGCTAAGGTTCCAGAAACTGTATTACTTCCTAAAGCAATTGTTTTATTTGTAAGAGTTGCAGAACCAGTTTTAGTTGCAACTGTCGAATCTATGGCGATAGTAGCTGTAGTTCCTGATCCACTTGAATCAATACCTGTTCCACCTGCAATTGTTAATGCTTCTGAATTTAAATCAACATCGAAATTACCAGAGTCAGTTTCAACATCTAAATCTTCAGCGGTAATTTGAGCATTTACATAAGCTTGGGTTGCTATAGTTCCATCTGCATCAGGGAATGTTAATGTTCGTGTTTGACCACCTGTAATAGATGCTGAACTAAAAGCTCCAATTTTCGTATTATCTGAATTATTTCTAATTCTAAATCCGCTGTCATTTGTGACAACTGCAGTAGAAGTTATTGAAGCCAACCCAGTAAATGTTGTCGCACTTCCTCCGAGAGCAATTCCAGTACTACCAATTGTTAATGAACTGTTTGCAAGATTACTGTTAGCAATTGAAGATGCAGTGGTAAGAACAGTTCCTGTTTCAGCTGGAAGAGTTATGGTCACATCAGCAGTTGATGCAGGTCCCTTTAATGTTGCAGAATTTGTTCCATTATCTGTATCTTCTTTAAAAATTATGCTACCTGCAGAACTAGAAGATCCTGTAAGAACTGGAGCAGTTAAGCTTTTATTTGTTAAAGTTTCTGTTCCCGTTGTAGAAACTAATGTCGCATTTGAAACAGCAGTATTAAATTGAGCAAAGGTTCCAGTTAAAGTATTATTCGCTAAATTTACAGATTTATTTGTTAATGTCTCAGATCCTGTTGTAGAAACTAAAGTTGCATCAGTAACAGCAGTATTGAATTGAGCAAGTGTTCCTGATATTGTATTTGATCCAAGAGCTAAAGTTTTATTTGTTAAAGTTACTGAATTATCTAAAGTTACTGGATAAACGATATCGCTTGTGAGAGCAACAGTTCCAGTGGCATCGGGTAAAGTTATTGTCTTATCTGATCCTGTCGTTTCTGCTGCTGTTAATGTAGTTTCAAAATCATTAGCAGTTACCTCAAACGTAATATTTCCATTTGCAAGAACTATTGCACCTGTTGCATCCTCTGCTGTCCCAGATATTAATTTTTGACTTGTTAAAGAAGTTAACCCAGCAATTGTTGATGCTGTAGCTCCGAGTGCAACATTTGTGCTTCCTACTGTTAATGAAGAGTTAGCTAGTTGAGAGTTAGGTATTGCACTGGTTCCAAGAACTCCAGTTGATGAGTTATAAGTTAAACCATTTCCTGAAGCAACACTAATTGAACCTCTAGCTCTTGTGTTTGTAAAATATTGATTTGAACCCTCACTTAAATCTGTGGTGCTATTTCCAGCA